TCTGTTGATCGAGATTTTAGGAACAGAACACGTTTATTTTCAACCGCCACCAACGTTGCAAATGGAATATCCTTGTATCGTTTATCAACGAGATTATCTATTAACTAATCATGCCGATGATAAACCATACAAGCGCACAAAGCGATATCAGGTAACGATCATAGATCGAAACCCAGATAGTGCTATTCCAGACAAGGTGGCAGAATTACCTCTATGCGTATTTGATCGTTTTTATACAGCTGACAACCTCAATCACGATGTTTACAAACTTTTCTTCTAAGGAGAAGAACCGATGGCTGTACTTGTTTGGGATCAGATCGGCGATCGTTACTACGAAACTGGTATCGATCATGGAGTGCTTTATGTTCCAGATGCGTCTGGTGTTTATACCACAGGCGTTGCTTGGAATGGTCTTGTTAGTGTTACTGAGTCACCGACTGGAGCTGAAGCCACTGCTCAGTATGCCGACAACATTAAGTACCTGAACCTGATTTCTGCAGAAGAGTTTGGTGGGACGCTCGAGGCGTTCACTTACCCTGAGGAATGGGCTCAGTTCGATGGTCTTGGTGTTCCTGAGCCAGGCATCTTTGTTGGTCAACAGCCCAGGAAGCTCTTCGGCCTTTCCTATCGCACTCGAGTGGGTAATGACCTCGAGGGTGATTCGTATGGGTATAAGCTGCACCTCGTTTATGGTTGTGTTGCTAGTCCTTCTGAGAAGGCCTATAATACCATCAACGATTCTCCCGAAGCCATTACATTCAGCTGGGAGATTACCACTACGCCAGTGCCTGTAACTGGTTTCAATCCGACTTCACTAATTGTGGTTGATTCGGGCATTGTCGATGCGGCAGATCTTCTTGCACTCGAAACTGCTCTTTATGGCGAAGCGGCTACTGAGCCAATGCTTCCTACACCAGATGAAGTTATTGCAATGTTTAGTGGTGTTGTTGTGACTAGCAGGGTTTCTGGTGGTGGATCGTCTTCCTCTGGGATGATGCAACCCGAGTAAAGATCTTTGTAATAGTAGGAGATTAGAGAATGCTCAAAATCATTCTTGAAGGTACTGAATACTACAACGAAGAAACAGAGACTTTCGAAACTGTTGGGGACGTTGAGTTACGATTAGAGCATTCTCTAGTCTCCCTGTCAAAATGGGAGTCAAAACACCAGAAACCCTTCTTGAGTAATGTTACTAAAACTACAGAAGAAATTCTCCATTACATAAGGTGTATGATTCTCACCGAAGATTTCCCAGAAGATGTCATAAGTAGACTTTCGCAAGGAAACATTGATCAAATTAATGCATACATCGAGTCAAAAGAATCTGCAACTACGTTTGGTAAACTTCCTGAACAAAAAGCTAGAGGTGAAATAATTACCTCAGAGCTCATCTACTATTGGATGGTAGCATTTAACATTCCATTTGAATGCGAATCATGGCATCTTAATAGATTGTTCGCTTTGGTTCGTATTTGTAACATCAAGAATGCTAAACCAAAGAAGATGGGAAAGAGTGAGATCGCGATGCGGAATCGTGAATTAAATGCACAACGTAGAGCAGAACTAAATACTCGAGGTTGATTGGAGGTTAAATGGCTACACTTACTTGGGATGGTATTGGTGAACGTATCTTTGAAACTGGTGTTAGTAAAGGCGTCTTTTATGATTTTGTAGGCGCTGGAGTTGCTTGGAATGGTCTAATTTCCATTGATGAGAATGTAGATACTGAAGTTGAAGGTGTTATTTTTGATGGAGTAAAGATCAATGACATTGTAACACTAGGTAACTTCTCAGCTACAATGAAGGCGTTTACTTATCCTGATGAGTTTCTTCCATACGAAGGAGTTATTGAAACTGATTATGGTTTGATGGTAACTGGGCAGCCATATGAACGTTTCGGATTGTGTTATCAAACGCAAGTTGGCGACGATCTTAATGGTTTGGAAGCAAATTACCAAACTCATGTGATTTACAATTTAACAGCGCTTGTTTCAACCAAATCTTATCAAACAATGGCACTTGAACCAGTGCCACATGAATTTCAATGGACTGTTTCCGCAGTTCCAGAAGAAATTGAAAACTATCGTCCCACAGCGCATCTTATATTTGATAGTCGTAAAATTGCTCCGGAGGTTATGTCCAAAATTAAAGAAGTACTTTATGGGACTGATCTTCAAGATGCATATCTTCCTCCAGCAAATCAGCTAGTCAAGATGATCAGGGATTGGGTGCTCACTCCACCGTAAGGACCAGTCATGATCCAAGTAATATCTACAGGTAATACCAACAACACTGATAAATTTCTTAAATTCATGAAAAGTGGGAAAGCATTTAAAGATCTTGATCGTTACGGACGTCAAGGAGTAGATCTTCTTTCTAGTGCTACACCAGTAGAAACTGGTAGAGCAGCTTCATCTTGGGGGTATCAAGTAGGGCATACAAACGGAGTTCATTCTATCAGTTGGTTCAATACTGATAGAGAAGGTAGTGTTAATGTCGCCGTTATTCTTCAATATGGGCATGGTACTGGAACTGGTGGGTATGTTATGGGCAGAGATTATATTAATCCAGCCCTTCGTCCTCTCTTTGACCGAGCTGTAGCTGATATTTGGAGGCAGGTGACAGATGCCTAGTGTTGACGATCGAATTGTACGGATGGAATTTGATAATGCTCAATTTGAGAGGAAGCTGAACACTACCATTGCCAGCCTCGCTAAACTGGAAAAATCTCTTAAATTCGATGGAGCTAAAACTGGATTAGCTGATGTATCTTCTGCTGCTAATAAATTCAATCTTGGTAATATGGGCGCTGTTATTGAGGGCGCTAGCGCTAAGTTTCTTGCTCTTAGTACCATTGCTATTACTGCTCTAGCTAATATTACTAATAGAGCTATTAGCACGGGTATTCAATTAGCTAAGTCTTTGAGTTTGGATCAAATTATCTCTGGTTTCAGAGAATATGAACAGAATATGACATCTATTCAGACCATTCTATCCAACACCAAGGCGGATGGTACTAATCTCGGTCAAGTTAATGATGCTCTTAGACAACTGAATGAATATGCTGATAAGACCATTTACAATTTCGGTCAGATGACGAGAAACATCGGTACGTTCACCGCCGCCGGTGTTGATCTAGAAACATCAGTTCAATCCATCAAGGGCATTTCAAACCTCGCTGCTATCTCTGGCTCTAGTGCAGAGCAAGCTTCAAACGCAATGTATCAGCTGTCTCAGGCAGTATCCACTGGTACACTTCGGTTGATCGACTGGAACTCGGTTGTTAATGCAGGTATGGGTGGTGAAGTCTTCCAGAAGGCTTTGTTCGAAACTGGTAAGACTTTAGGCACGATTGCTGACGTTCCTATTGACCAGACATTCGAAGAGTGGACAAAGGGCGGGAAGTCATTCAGGGCGTCTCTTGAAGATAACTGGCTGACTGCTGAGGTTCTTACCACAACTCTTCAGGGCTTTACTGGAGAAATGACCGAAGCTCAGCTTCTAGCAATTGGTTATACAAAGGAGCAAGCAGCCGAGATCATTGAACTGGGTAAGACTGGTGTTGAAGCAGCGACTAAGGTTCGTACGCTTACTCAGCTTATCCAGACGACGAAGGAAGCGATTGGCTCTGGATGGTCAGAGTCATTCAAGATCGTGTTCGGTAACTTTGAGGAAGCTACCGTACTATTTAGTGGTATCTCTGATGCTATTAGCTCAATGATCACTAAATCGGCTACGGCTAGAAACGAATTGCTACAAGGTTGGAAAGATATTGGTGGAAGAGACCTTCTTATTAAAAGTCTAACAGAAGGTATCAAGAATCTAGGAAAGATCGTCAAGCCTATTAAGGACGCTTTCAAGGATATTTTCCCGCCATTGACAGCGGAGCGTTTGTACAATCTTACACGAGCTTTTAGTATTCTAATGGAGAGGCTCGAGCCTAGTTGGGCTACAGTGGATAAGCTCAAGCGTATTTTCAAGGGGTTCTTTGGAATTCTTGAGATCGGTTGGACGATTCTTAAAGAGGGTATCGATTTCATTGGTGAACTAATCGGCAGTCTTACTGGTGCTGGAAGTGGAAAGTTTCTTGCTTTTGCGGCTAAGATTGGCGATTTCTTCATCGAACTAAACGACGCGTTGGTCGAGGGTAAGGGCATCACAAGATTCTTCATGGATCTTCGTGATGGAGCAGAAGCTCTTATTGGTTTCTTGATCCAGGTAAAGGATGCAATTGTTGGTCTCTTTACTGGAGTGGATACCAACTTCCCAGACAATCTTGGTAATGCTTTCGGACGACTTGGTGACCGTTTCGATACGTTGAAGGATCGATTCCAGAAGGTCGGTGAGCTCTGGAAGCCAGTGCAAGACGTTCTAATCAAGATCAAGGATGTTCTAGATAAGATTTGGGATGCTATTGCTGACTGGTTCAGAGATCTCGGCAGCAAAATGGCAGACGCTGCTGAAGAAGGCGACTTCGAAGCGGTTCTGGATGTTTTGAATGTCGCTCTGCTTGGTGGTATCGCAGGTATATTGGCTAAGTTC